ATTCTAGGGGTACTATAGTTAATATGATTAATAGTGCAGTTAATGAAAAAGGTAAGATGGCTATAATATGAGTGGAACTTTACCAAATACTAGATTTAATGCGATTAACCTTAAAAGCAATCAAAAAACTTTGGTTAGTGAAACTGATAGTGGCAAAACTTTTAGGAGACAAGTTCAAGGTCAAAGATTTAGTTTCACAGTAGCTTATCCACCAATGACTAGGTCTGAGTTTGCACCTATTATGGCATTTATAATTAAGCAAAGAGCAAGAAAAGAAGCTTTTACTATAACAATGCCTAGCTTTTTAGACTCACAGGGCAACGAAACTGGAACTTTGCTAGTAAATGGGGTTCATGCAGTTGCAGACACTACAATAGCTTTAGATGGCTTTGCAGGAGATGGAGGAGGTAGGTTAAAAGCAGGAGATTTAATTAAATTTGCTCATGATAAAGTTTATATGATTATTGAAGATGTAACTTCATCAAGCAATTCAGCTACAGTAACCATAGAGCCACCATTAAGGGAAGCTTTAGAAGATGATAGTTCAGTTACTTATGATTCAGTTTCTTTTAATGTACACCTTGTAAGCGATACTCAAGAATTTAATACTAACCAAGTAGATAAAGACGGAAACCTTTTATTTAACTATGAATTTGATGTAATTGAGGCTCTGTAATGCCTAGAGGTCTAACAAGTGCAGTTAAAACAGAATTAGCAACTGGAAATATTGACCCAATTATTTTAGTAGAGCTAGGATTTTCTTCAGCAGTTTATCTAACAAATGCGAGTTTTAATATTACATCTAGTATTTCTGGTGTTTCAAGAACTTATGTTTCTGGAGGGCATTTAAAGGGAATAACTGGAGTAAATGAAACAAATACCCCTACAAAAAATACTTTAGCTATAAGTTTATCTGGTGTTGAGCAGAGTTATGTATCAATCGCATTAAACGAAAATATTATTAATGATAATGTATATATTTACAGAGGTTATTTAGATAGTAGCCAAGCATTAATAGCTGACCCATTTTTATTATTTTTTGGTACTATAAACGATTACAAAATTACAGATAATACAACTACAGCTAATGTTTTGCTTACAGTAACCTCACATTGGGGAAATTTTAGTAAAACAAGTGGCAGGACAACCACAGACAATTCACAGCAAAGATTTTTTAGTAATGATAAAGGAATGGAGTTTTCTGCTCTAACTGTAAAAGATATTAAGTGGGGTAGATAATGAGTATCCACTTATATAAAGCAGAAAAAAAAGATGTTGAAATTATTGCAGAGCTTTTAATAAATTTTAAAGATGAAGATTTGCAGGATATGAATTATCCAGAAGTAGATAATAAAAAATTAAAAAATTTTATAAATGGTATGATTCAAAAAGGAACAATAATTTTACTTAAAGATTTAGATTTAGACCAAGTTATAGGCTGTACAATGTTTTATAAAAGTGAACATTGGTTTAGTCAAAAAGAATGTATCAATATTCATACAATATATGTAAAGAAAAGTTTTAGAAATTTTAAACTTGTTAGTGCTTTAGTCGATTCTATAAGAAAAGTAGGTAAAGATTTACCTATGTATTTATCTGTTACCTCTGGGCTTAATATTGACCCAGTATTTAAAAAATTAGGTTTTGAAAGTTTAGGCTCTAATTGGAGGTTAAATTAAATGTGTAGCATCGTAGAAGATATTGTTGATTTTGTTGAAGATGCTGTTGATTACACAGTTGACTTAGTTGGAGATGTCATAAGTTGGATTATTCCAATGCCAGAAATACCAGACTTTGGGCAAATGCAAGCTGACTTAGATGCTAGAGGAATATTAGTAAATAAAACAAGTGCCAATAGTTTTATACCTATAGTTTATGGGACAAGAAAAGTTGGAGGAAATTTAGTTTTTTTAGAAACTTCTGGTTCTGATAACCAATATTTATATATGGCTTTGGTATTAAGTGAGGGCGAAATTAGTGATATTACCTCAATATTCGTTAATGACAATGAAGTTACTTGGTCTGCTGATATAACTGATAATACCCAAATAACTGTAAATGCTAGTGATACAAACTTTTATTCTGGTGGTAGCCTAATAACAGTAGAGCCACATTTTGGAACAGATAGCCAAACTGCATCAAGTTTATTATCTACACTTAGCTCATGGACAAGTGACCATAAATTAAGAGGTTTGGCTTATTTAGCTATAAGGTTTGAGTGGAACAGAGATAAATTTGGTTCATTACCTACAGTTCAAGCAGTTGTTAAAGGTAAGAAAGTTTATGACCCAAGATTAGACACTACAGTTGGTGGTTCTGGAAGCCATAGACAAAATGATAGCACAACTTGGGCTTATTCAAATAATGCAGTTGTTCAGTTATTGGACTACCTTAGAAATGATAGATTTGGTATGGGCATTGCTGACAGTTATTTTGATAGTAATTTTGCTGATTGGCAAACAGCTAGTGATGTATGTGATACTCAAATAACCCCTTATAGTGGTGCTAGTCAGATTGACTTAATGAATAGTCATACAGTTATAGATACATCTAAAAAAGCCATAGATAACGTCAAAGAGTTTGTAAGAGGTTGTAGGTCTTATCTTAACTTTTCAGCAGGTAAATATAACATTTTAGTTGAAACTACTGGCACAGCTTCAATAACACTTACAGAAGATAATATTATTGGTGGTATTAGTGTTTCAAGTAAAAACAAAAACTCAAGATATAATAGAGTTATAGTTAATTTTATTAATCCAGATAAAAACTATCAATCAGATACAGTACAATTTCCACCAGTAGATGAAACTGGTTTAGCTAGTGCTGACCAATTCGCCACAATGCAAGCTGAAGATGGAGGTTTATTATTAGAGGGTAGGTTTGATTTTTCTATGCTTACAAGCCCTTACCAAGCTCAAGAAATGGCTGAAATCATATTAAGAAGGTCAAGGTCAAGTTTAGATGTTAGCCTTAAAGCAGATGCTACAGCATTAGAATTAACAGTAGGCGATATAGTAAATATTACTCATGCAACACCAAGCTTTTCAGCAAAGCCTTTTAGAGTGCAGGGCTTAACGATAAATGCTGACCATACAATAAATTTACAATGCTCAGAGCATCAAGATAGTTATTACACTTTTGGAACTCAGCAAGAAGTCGCTACTATTCCAGATACTAACCTGCCTAACCCTTTATCTATACAGCCACCCTCAGCAGTCACATTATCAGACCAGTTAATAGAATATAATGATGGAACTGTTATAGTTGCTTTAGATATCTTAATTAGTGCAAGTGCAGATAATTTTGTTGATTTTTATCAAGTAGAATACAAGTTAAGTAGCGATAGTGATTTTATTATATATGCTCAAGGTTCTGGGTTAAATCATAGAGTTCTTAATGTTATTGACCAACAAACTTATGATGTGAGAGTTAAAGCAGTCAATAGTTTAGGGGTTTCATCAACTTATGTATCAGCACAAAGGCAAATAGTTGGAGCAATAGCACCACCTCAGACGTAACAGATTTTTCATGTAATATATCTGGTCAAGAAGCTCATTTATCTTGGGAAGCTGTAAGTGATTTAGATTTAGCCTATTATAATTTAAGGTTCTCTGAAGCTACTGATGGTACTGCTGATTGGCTAAATAGTGTTGCTTTAGTAGAGAAAATATCAAGACCTGCAACTTCAATATCAGTTCCTGCAAGACAAGGAACTTATCTTATAAAGGCAGTAGATAAATTAGGAAACTTTAGTTCAAATGCTACAGCTATTATATCTGCTGTAACAAGCCCATTAAACTTTAATGCAGTAGCTACACAATCAGAACACCCTACTTTTGGAGGTACTTTTACTAATACAGTTTTGACAGATGGAGCTATAGAACTTGATTCCTCAGAATTATTTGATAGTGCTAGTGGAAATTTTGATGATGAAACTACAAGAACTTTTGATTCTGGAGTAAGTAATGCTGATTTTTTTGCTAGTGGGAATTATTTATTTGCAGATGTAATAGATATTGGCTCTAAACATACTGCTAGAATAACTGCCTCATTAGTACAAACTGCTGATAATCCAGATGATGTTTTTGATAACAGGGCAGGAAATTTTGATGATGCAAGTTCTAATTTTGATGGTGATACCCCTGCAAACTGTAATGCTCATTTAGAAATAGCAACAAGTGATGACAATGTAACATATACAGATTTTAGAAACTTTGTTATAGGAGAATACGAAGCCAGATATTTTAAATTCAAAGTTGTTTTAATATCTAGAGATTTAGCAAGTACACCATTGGTATCAGCAGTAACAGTAACTTTAGATATGCAAGATAGGATATTTAGTGGGAATGATATTGTAAGTGGAACTGGTACGAAATCTATTACATTTACTAGCCCATTTAAAAGCTCAGAATATGCAGTAGGTGTAACTGGGCAAAGCATGGCAACTGGCGATTATTTCACAGTTTCCAACAAAACCATTTCTGGATTTGATGTAGCCTTTTTTAATAGTTCAGATACTGGGATTTCAAAAACTTTCGATTTTATTGCAAAAGGCTTTTAAAAGGAGTATAAATAAATTATGGCACAGCACGATTACAACATAGCAAACCAATCTTTTCCATCATTTAGGACTGACCTAAATAATGCTTTATCAGCGGTGGTCACTAATAATTCTGGCACTTCTGTTCCATCTACAACTTTTGCAAATAGTTTTTTTTATGATGAAACTAATAATGTTTTAAAGTTTAGAAACGAAGATAACGATGCTTATATAACTATTATGGGGTTTGACCAATCTGCGGATACTACAACTAACGTAGTAACTGATGCTAATCATACCTTTACAAAGGCACAAAGAGGAAGCACAGACACAGACACAACTAATACTGGTAATGTGACTTTGGATTTTTCTACTAACCAGAACTTTGTTTTAACATTAACTGGGAATGTCACTTTAGATAATCCTACTACTGAAGCAGTTGGTCAATCTGGGTTTATTACATTTATTCAAGATGCAACTGGTGGCAGGACAGTATCACTAGGAACAGATTATGAAACAGCAGGTGGAGCAGGTTTAACTCTATCAAGTACAGCAAGTGCTACAGATGTAGTACCTTACATAGTGGTTGCTTCAAGTCGTATTTTGTTAGGTACTCCACAATTATCTTTTAGTTAGGAGTAAAAATGCCTTTTGGTTCTTCTCAATGGATGTACAATAGTGGTGCTGATTTTTACAATGGTGTATCTACTCAGTCATTAAGATTTGATGATGGCAGTAGTGCTGATTTAACAAAAACATTTGGTTCAGGAAATCAAAAGACTTGGACTTGGTCTTGTTGGGTAAAACGTTCTGCTTCAGGTGCAAGTAAAATGTTACTTAGTAACTATATAAGTGGTGCAGACACAGCTTGGATTTATTTTAATGCTTCAAATCAATTTTACTTTCAAAATTATGAGGGTGGCAATCAACTGGAATTAAAAACAAATGCTTTATATAGGGATGTGGGTGCTTGGTATCATGTCGTAGTTGCATTAGATACAACACAAGCAACAGCATCTGATAGAGCAAAAATTTATATTAATGGTGAGCAAATAACATCTCTTGCTACAAGCACATATCCCTCACAAAATGCAAATTTAAAAATAAATACAAATGGTGAATCTCACGTTATTGGCTCAAATGGTTCTCAATATTACTTTGATGGCTATATGGCAGAAGTAAACTTTGTTGATGGCTCAGCACTAGACCCAACATCATTTGGCGAATTTAAAAATGGTGTATGGATACCTATAGAATATACTGGCTCATATGGCA